GTGTAGCGCGGCGATTTTTTTTGCATAGGTTAACGGCCATTATTGCATAAGGCCGCCGCGCAATAATTGTCTATTTTGCATTATGCAAAATAGAGCGCTAGAGATTTCTGATGATTAACTCTCTTGACTGTTTTTTATTGTCTCCTAAGGAATATTTCAGGCTCACCGTATCCATTGGTAACCCCTTAAATACCTCCTGTATCTCTGAGATATCATTGACCGAGATAATCATACTTCCCTGAATAGAGTGGGCTAGATACATCGATGTTTTTCATAGCCACACCTTTTTAGTCTGCAATTTTCATGCAAGCCAGGTATTAATTAAAAGTAGGGAGAGGTTGTTTTCCGTCACCTGCCTTAATGTAGGCGCGTAGCAATTTCCGGTAGTCAGTCCATTCGATAAGGTCAGAATTAATAGCGTCTTCCGTTGTGCCGTCATAGTCGTCATCTTCTATGCGCTCGTTCAAACCAGTAATTGCCAATGTTGCGCGTTCATATTCAGCATGTGCTTTGGCTAAATTTTCTGACGGTGTAGGAGCCGGTAACTGCGGGGCGGTAAATTCACCGTTCGAGTACGACCAGCCGATACCCACAGTCATATCATCAATATTAACAACCGTGTAATCCGGGAAGAGTTCTACGGCAGCAGAGTCAGACTCACAGAGAACTGTATTTTCTACCGTATTATCTTTAATTAGTGCGTAGTTCATTATGCGTATTCCTCTACAATCACAAGTCCATTGGCACCGCGCCCACCAATGTAGTTATTGCTTGGGCTAATATTTGCACCGCCGGCAGCTCCACCTCCGGGGAAACCGCCGTTATCACCCACACTGGCCGCGTGAGGCAGTCCACCAAATGACCATGACGCGGCACCACCGGTTGCGCCAGTGCCAGAGACACCGCCCCCCTGCCCGTTTTGTCCATTTACCGAAATAATTGTACCGATTAAAGGGTTTACCGTTAATGATCCACCTGTACCGTTTGAACCACCGCCAGCAGTTGCAAGTGTACCTACAACTGTTGCGCCGCCAGCAACACCTTGAGTACCTGAGTTTAGGACAGCGGGAGATCCGCCAGAACCTATCGTAATCGCCACATTTGCCAACCCCAGCGATTTAACATTAGCGATTACCTCCGTATATCCCCCGCCTGCACCTGAAGCGCCACCCGAAGCGCTTGTGGCTGCCGCCGCGCTCCCTCCCCCCTGACCAGCACCCCAAATTTTAAATATTACCTGCTTCGTATTGGTATTGAATGTTACTGTTCCACTTGTTGGGAAAGTTGTGACTCTTACTAACCGACCCACATAGCCGTCTGTTGATTCAGTCAGCTTAAGATTAGTCAGGGCCGATATCACTGATGGTGAACCAGCAGCGGCAATTTCAGAAAGGTTGTTGGCAATTTTTAGGGCGGCATCATTTACCGCTTTAACGGCCTTTGGGGTGGCTGCTAGCGTCTCGCTGGAACTGCTTGTCGAGCTGCTAAGCTGAACAATCCCCTTTAAAATAAGGGATGCAACAGGCAATTCAGGTGAGTGGGTTGAAATTAAACTTAAAATGGCGAGTAATAATTGATCATTCTCACTTTCATTTATTTCAATGCCAGCCTCCGCTAATACTGAAATCAATTCTTGCTGAGTATTTCTGGTAGCACCCTGAACATTCGTCAGCCATAGCCCCGGAACAATCGTGCCTTGCTCACCAGTGACCGGATTACCGTCATGGAATATGTTGTCAGGGGTATCAATTGGCGGCATGATATTTTTCATTATCAGCTCTCCTGGTAAGTGAAATAACAAAAGGTATGGGCAGGCTTAAGGTTGTTAAATATGGCTTCAATCACCGTGTCTGAAAATGCCGATAAACGCTCACCCGCTGACGATATACCCGCTCTAAACCGGAACGTTTGAACCTTTGAGCCGAAAACATTGACCCGCCATACCCAGATAATTTCTGGCACCATGAGTGGATCACCTGCGCGATTAATCCCAGCCCTAAAGGGTTCGAGTTCATCGATGGTTATCTGGTATCCAGCGCTGGCGGCAATGCGTTTAAAATAAGGGATACTGAGACCGCCAGACTCAGATAACTTGATAAGCACCACTTGCAAACGTTGTTGATAACTGGCTTCAGGCTCTGCCGTAATCTCCAGAACGCGCTCCCAGTCAATCAGCAAGCTATTAGCATAAAAGGGAGTGACGCCCCCTAATACAGCATTAGCCAGTAAAGAGGCGGTATCAAGCGCATTACCTTCCGCCTGAATTTCAGCGTTAATCTTGGGTTGCTGAGAGTCATAGGCCACTGGCGGCAGCAACAGGCCTAATAAAGTTGAAAATTTCATAGTAATGACACCGTGATCGTGCCGCTTCGCAACCACTCAACAACCGCATCATCGACTTGCGGGATAACGTTATCAACCGGCGTGATTATTTTTCGGTCAGTCACGCCTGTAATAAAGGAAACCAACATTTCAGCCTGGCTGCGAATAAAGGTTTCACCCGGTATTAATCGATTGATATAGTTATTTAATGCCTCTTTAACCTGCACTTCGGCAATATCTAACGTTATTCCGTTAAGGGTCACTTTAACGTCAATATCAAATGTTTTAATGGTGGGGGCCATCACTAATGAACTCTTGGCCGTGACCGGACGAACGTCATCAATATGGGCCTGAGTGGTTTCAATAATGGCTTCTGAGGGTAAACCATCAGCAGAGGTGATCACGATATCAACCGTCCCCAGTCCACGGCGTAAGGGGTAAACAAATGCCCCGGTCACGCCGGTGACCTCCAGCGCCCACCGTTTATAATCGTACTTGTTGCCCCCTGCGGGCGGGCGGCGGATGATGTCCAATAATCGTGCCAGTAAATCCGCCTGACTTTCCTGCTCTGTACCACCGAGCATCATGCCGATGATAACGGTACTGTCCACGCCATCAGGCGTTGACGATAGCGTGCCTGACATGACCTGAGAGGTGTTTCCCGCTACGCCAGAAAGGCTTGACTGAGCCGTTACCGTCACTTTGCCATCAGCACCGATAGCCGCTTGTTGAGTCGTGACAAATGAGAATGAATCGCGCGTCACCGTTAGTCCGCTGGCGACAGTGGCACCCGGTTCTCCCGTCATGGCAATGGTGCCGGTGGCAGTATTGGCAGGTTTACGAACAATGCCCCGTGTCCGGCAATGCAATTCCAGAAATTCTATATCGGCAGTATCGGGAAATATCTGGCGGACAATCCAGCCTTGATCCTGATAGATACCGCCTACACAACTGGCGACAGAGGAGGCGCGGATATAATAGTCACTGTCCGGTGAAATATCGGCATCAGGTAATAAGTTGCGGATATCCCGCAGGAGGGTATCGCGAATGGCCTCAACGGTGGGTGTTATATGGGGCATCAGGCAACCCTCACTGGATGGCTAAACGTTTGAGATTGATTTGGGGCGGTTTCGACAACAATATGCAGCAATAACCACCCCGACTTTATCCGGGTTGAGGTCACGGCAATGCCCATTGCCCGGCCATCATCAATCAAACTTTGTAATGCCTGCTCAGAATATTGGCGGGCCAGGGTATACACCCGCGAAACATCTTTCTCACGGGCCAGTTCATGCAATCGTGAGCCCAGCGAGGTATCTGCCCACCAGGAACCCAGTGGAACCATCAGGCGCAGATAAACGGCATTGGCCAGCGTATTGATGCGTTCGCCAGTGTAGTCGCGGGTTGAAGGGTCAATTAGCATGTCCATGCCGCCACTATGGCGGCACAGAGCAGAATAATTCAGGTGAAGAGGTTCAGTGGGTTAGGCTTTGGCGTCCGAGGTATTACCGCTCATGCTGTCAATGTGATGATGTCCGTTCAGGGATATATTACCCGCGTGCACATCACCGTCGGTGGTGTAGTTGCCTCCGGTCTGCCCGATATTACCCTCAAACGTTGCCCCTGCGCCACCCTTGATGGCCATACCGCCATTGCCGGTAATTTTAGCCTGGGCGGTAACTTGTTCACTGGCATTCACCATTGGAGTATTGAAATCAGCCTGAGTATCCGCGTTGACTTCGTAGTTCTTACACGTCACGCGGTAAGTATCGCATTCAACATCAATGATGCGGCCACGCTTAAGAACGATTTTAGTCCCCTCATCGGTATAGAGTGCCACCTCCCCAGATTTCAACCCTTTGAGCCGATAGGAGCCATGTTCAGTGGCAATCACAATACCATGCGAGGTTGCCCCGCCCAGGGGCAATATTACGGCCATCGTGCCGGGTAAGGGATTGGAGGTAAAACCGTAGTGCTGGAACAATTCATTATCTTGCAATTGTTCCCCCGCCAGCGCTCTGGCCTGTACGGTTTGAATCTGTCCGCCACTGTTAACCCGTGTTAACACCGCCCTAAATGCCTTTCGAATACGGTTTAACGCCGTATTAATTCGACCATCAACATTATTCCACATCGACTATCCCCAGCTCAGTATTCTTCTTACCCTTTCTTTTCCGGCCTTTTTTCTTTTTCGGGAAGGCGTCCGGTATCCAGACACCATCCTCTTTTAACCGCAAGGTGGTGGTCTCACCCTCGGGACGGCCACCAACGAATTCACGCCCCATCAGGAAGAAAATGGCGTCAATAGAATGGGGTTCACTGCGGACATGAATACGCTGGCCAGGCTCCCATAATATGCCATCAGAGTTACGATGACCGGCAACCACTGCGGTCAGGCCGTATCCCGCCAGACGGGCATCTGCCATCGCCTTACGTCCGCGATAGCGCACCTGATCCAGATTATCTGCATCACCCACCACCATAATTTGCGGACGGTAATACGGCACTGAAGGGTCTTTTATCACCGTTTTTAGGCCATGAGTGCCTGTTTCTGCGGAACCCGCCCCCTGGCTTAAGTCGTCGTCCTGGCCATCGTCTGAAACATCGCTGGTCGCGCTTTGGATACTGGCACCTTCGACATCCACAATACCTAGGTCGGCAGAGGATTTAGACCCCTGACCATGGCCCTGCGCCAACACAGTGAGCTCGGAGAATGAGCCATTGATTGACGAATTATCATTGAGTGACAGCAGATTATTGCCTTCACCATCAAACCGCATAATTAACGTGGCCACCGGGGGCGTGGTGTAATCCGGGCCACCAATGACTAAAGTGCCATCCGGCTCAAACCATGGCCATAATCCACGGCCAGCAGCTGCACGGACTAATGCATCCCAGGCGCGTTCGCCAGGCTCGATGCTCACTTTATCGTTACGAATAGCACTCTCGGCATTAATCCGAATCTTAGTGATACCCAAGGGACGCACGATATTGGCGATCACTTCTTCCAGCCCCAACTGGCGGGAGGTGAAAATAGGTGCGGCGCAATCCACCAGGATGGCGGCACCATCGCGACCCGACAACGAGAGCGTGCATTGCTTGCGGGCGATGTTTCGCTGGATGCTGTCGATACGGCCCACCATGACGGTATCTGCTCCGACCTTCACCTGAACGGGGACGCCGCGAGTAATGCCTGGCGGAAATACGCCATCAGGTAGGCCCAACGAAACAGACCAGGCATCGGCGGGGATCAAGAAATCAGAATCAATCTGATAGCGACTCCACGCGCTATGGACTTTGCCATTAATCAAAATGCTAACGCGGTTATCCTGCTCTTTCTCAGATGGCGTAGGCATAGAGCATATCCCCTGGCTGAAGGTTGTTCGGGTTACGCAATTGAGGGTTGAGACGCTGCAACTCAACGGCACGACGATAGTCACCGTACCAACGGTGAGCCACTAAATGCAGGTTGCTGACGCTATCAACCCGACGCTGTATCAGCGGTGGGCGGGTGGTTATCATGTTTGCGGCTAACTGTTGTACGGCCAGTGCAATATCTTTTAAACCCTCGACTACCGATTGCCAGGCAATCCCCAGCGCCGTTGGGCTTGAGCTGACCTCTTGTGTGGCATCCGCATACTGAGCCCGATGCTGGTCAATGGCCGCCTGGATAAACTGGCGGGTATCGTTAGCAATACGCTCAATCTCGATAGGGGACAGTAGACTGTTGATGTCTTCATTACTGAAGATATCAGCGGCGTCCTGCGCCAGTTCGCCAGCGACCACGATAGTGACCATGGCAATCAATTCAGCGATATCTGCGACTGATACACCCGCTGGCATGTCGACAGGCGCGGTCTTTTCACCTGAAACCAGTGCGGTAGGTAAGTTGGCAATCTCAGTCAGTTGGCGATGAGACTCGCCCCAGTCAGACATTGTAGCGTTTGTCTGGCTGATTGCGCTGGCCGCAGACACGCTGCTGCCACTGGAGGTGGCATTCTGTGAGGTCAGGCTGACCGCACTTTGCAAGTCACTCATAAACGCGCCAGGGTATTGCACAAAATCCGTCGTACCACCAACAAAGCCCGTAATCTCACCACGAAAAATGAGCAGCATATTGAGTGCCGCAGACGCCAGCGCCTTGGATTTTGACATCAGTTTTTTAGCATCACGCAGCGGAGCCAGCGCGTTATCCATCAGACTCTGCTCGGCATCCATCAGCGATTGCACCTGATTAAAAATCACATCAGCCTGGGCGGTGGGATAGTCCTGGCTGAAAAAGGGGTTGCCGGTTTTTGACTCAAGAAATACCAGTTCAACGGTGCAATAATCCACATTCTCGGCATCGTGACCGACCTGGCACTCGATGACCTGCATATTCGGCATCGAGCCGTAAATAGGGTGGATAAGCTCACCCGCACCGCGCTTATCCAGCTCTGCAATAAAGGATTGCAACCGGCTATCGTAATCATCCCCCCAAAACAACGCAGATAAACGGATGTTACGGGCTTTGCGGCCCATGTCCTGAACATCGGCACCGTCAATATACGGGTACTCATGTTGCGCGGTGTCACGACTCCATG